TTTGCCGTCATTTGTATCCTTTATCTTTTTAATTTCTAGTTCACAGTAGTGTTTGATCTTCTCTAAATCTTCTATACCATTCTTGTGTAAATATCTACAAACATATTTCACAACGTTGCCCTGAAAAAATGATAAATTATTTTTTGAAATAAATTCGTAGGGTTGAATATAAAAATCCTTGTAGTGAGATCCTCCAATTTGCTTATCTTGTGGAAATGCTTCTTTAAATAAGTCCTTCGACGTCATAACCTTGATCCTCCTTTTTTGCTGACATGACATAAAGATTTTGTTTTGTACGTGTTACTCCAACATACCAAACTCTATGTTCTTCATCTTGTTTTTCCGGACTCTTTTCTACAGAGTCTCTGATTGTTTTAGTATTATCTAACATTAACAATACATTGTCAGCTTCTCCACCTTTTGCTGAGTGTATTGTAGATAATTTTATTCTAGGAGGTTTGTTTAATTCCTCTCCATTACTTAACATTTCCCTTATGTATAAACATTCTTCATAGTCTGATTGAAACACATCATACCAGGGTGTGTCTTTACTAAATCCAAATTCTGTTAAATCATACATTCTTTCTTCTGTAATTTCTGTATCTGTTCCAGTATATTCAAATATATCTTTTACTTCTGCTAAAGATAAGTCATCTCCTTTGGTCCAACGAGTATAATTTAAAATTGTTTTAAACAAAGTTATCTTATAACTTTTACGATCCTGAAACTCAAAATAAATACCACGTTCTTTTAATGTAGGTTTAAGTCTATTTAATTTATCATTGTATCTTGCTAGTACTAACCATGTCCCCTGATCAAGTGGTGCATCTTCTGTGCTATAGATATAATTTACAGTACCCTCTTCTTCTCTAGCACTCCAACTTTTTTGTATTCTCCTATCGTCTGGTATTTGTTTTAAAATATTATCTGCAAGATTTTGTACGAGTTGTGGAACCCTGTAAGATTGTGGCAAAATTATGTCTTTCTTTGAAACTTCCTGCTGAAATTTTTTTACATCTGCGCCTGCCCAACCATAAATTGCTTGATCATCATCACCTGCTAGTATAACATATTTGCTATTTTCCTTGATAATATTGAACATTTTCCACTGTATCGGTGATAAATCCTGTGCTTCATCAACAAATGCTACATCATATTTTGGACACAATCCGGACACAATAAATTTCTCAATCATATCTGTAAAATCTATCAGACCATATGATTGCTTATAGTTATCTACTTCATCAGAGATTATTTCTAATAATCTTTTATCCATGTCTTGTGAATACATATCGGTATTGTATTCTTCTTCTGCAGTTATGTTTTTTATTCTAGCTGCATTTATTAAATTAAAATATTCGCTATCAGAATTTATAAAACCTGTGTTCTCTTCACCACGAGAGTAAACGGTAACTTCAATACCAAGAGTCCTACCTATATCTTCGTAGTGTTCGTCCTGCATAACCTGAGCTTTCTTCATACCCAACTGAGTAAATGCTAAAGAGTGCAGTGTTCTAAAATGTTTTAAATCTTTTTTCTGAAATGCTGTGTGATAGTCTAACATTCTATCGACAGCTTCGTTTGCAGCTTTCTTTGTAAACGCAAAGTATCCTATTTTATCTACAGGTGTACCTAGTTTTAAAAATGTCTTAACATACTTTAATAGTTTAGTTGTCTTCCCCGTTCCCGGAGGCCCGAATAATTTTCTACTGATCATAGTATATCCGTCTTATGTTTTGTTTTAGTGTGATGTATAGGTACTTCCTCAAAAGTTTTTATATTAATCTGTATTATATTTTTTGTTGATGAGTTGTACTCACCAGTTTTTTTCGATGGATATCTTTTCTGTTCTAAAAATTCTATTTCACAATCCTGGTATGTAATCTGCATCATACGTCCGGTTTTATCTTCACTGTATTTCCAGTTCTTTGCTTTTAGTTTGTCATAAAATTTTTCAAACTTAAAGTATGCATAGTCACCTTCAATTAATACTGATCCAGTTTTAAATGCAGCATCACTGGTAGCCTTAGGTCCATTTATTTTTGCATGTATAACATCGTGTAGTTTTTCTTTTGGTGATGTACCTACTGGTGGTAACACAACTTTTTGTGTTGTGTATAGTGCATCCATAACAACTTGTTCCTCTTCACCTTTAATTAATGGTGGAAAAAATCCTGCAGCTTTTGATATTGCATTTCTTCTTTTACGTTGATCATTTAAATGTTCTACAGTTCTACAGTGTACTGTAGCTGTGCTGATACCATCTGGTTTTGTTACATCAAATTCATATTCTGGTTCTGGATCTAAGTCTATCTTTTTTAAATTAGTTAATACGGGATAAGAACCTTTTGCTCCACGCAAGACTCCAAACTTTTTCTTAACACAAATACCTTTTTTACAATGCTCGCTAAGTGGACTTTCAGTACAAGTATAACCCTTGCTACTTCTATTCCATGATTTTACTTTTTGTCCTAAAAACTTTTTATCCCATGCATTAGCATGTATACCTGAAAAATATTTTACAGGTGCATTCATAACTTTCTGCTCCCAACTGTCAGGATATTTCATCTTAACCATGACATGATAGTTGTACATAAACCTATCTTTACCATCAAACTTTTCTTGATTTGCTACTTTAGATATTGCTGCTAGACATGGTGGACCTTCTATAAATTCTTCGTCAACACCTTCCATACTCTTGCTTTCGATTCCTTCGGTAATTTCTTTCAGTCTTTCTTTGTTAACCAGATTTGCACTAATCACTTCTATGAATTGGTCCAAAGTAAATTTTGTACCATCAACGTTTAAAGCCTTACGCTCCTCGCCGAAGTAGGGTAGATTTATAAATTGTCCTGGTCGTAGTTGACCTGTCTCACTATCTTTTGTTAACTGTGTTTGTTTTGGAAATATTTCTGTATCTTGTTTAAGTCCAAACAAAGATAATAAGTTTGTTAGAAATGATTTGATTAGTGATGCATCTGTAAATTTATCCATGAATAAAAATAAATGCAAACCACCACTTTTAGATTCGACCGGTAGTAAAGGTAGATCGTACTGTTGTATTATATCTATATAATCTTTTTTATTAAAACTAGAGTAGTCTTTTGGGTCTATGTCTATAACACCAAATTTTACTTCTGAGTCTTCTGTACAGGGTTGTATACCAATAGATAGCTCACCTTTTATATGTTGCTGATAAATATCGTTAGTAAGTTCCTCAAAGTTCCATCTGTATACAGGTTTCTTTTTACCTGTTTCAGAATCTACTTTGGAATCTTGGTGATTAAAGTCAGCTACACCATAAGCATTCCTGTATCCGTTAAAATATTCTATGTATCTTTCCATAATAACTGTTTCTGTGGGCCCTCCACTCTCGCTTTAGGCCCACACTGTGCACATATTCCAAAAGGAATTATATAATGCTAGCTTGGTCCTTAGGTTTTTCTTCACCATGTTTAGCTTTAACACTTCCTTTAGAAATGCTATCGCTGAAACCTTTAGCTTGATCGTAAAGACCTTTTTCAGTTACTGGGCCAACTTTACTTACTTCCCAACCAAACCAAGTGCCTTTATCGTTCGACATTTGAGTAGTCTTTAGTTTGTAAATGTGGCTGAAAGATGCCGGTGTAAACATTCCGTTCGCACCCTTCATCTTGATTCCAGACATCATTGAGTTCCACTTTCTACTAATTTTTAATTGAGTAGATTTCATAGAGATCAACGCTGTCGATGGACTATCTCCCGCTACTATAACAAAGTGAGATGCAGTCTTCTCGATGTAATTACCATTAGGTAATCTATCTTTGTAGTTTGCATCCGGTGTTGTTTTGGACATGATATCAGATGATGAATCATAGATTGCAACTGGTGCACCTAATCCTTCTCCTCTATCTTTCCATTCTATGTACTCCAACTTATAAAAGCATGGAATTACATTTATACCTTTTACTCCGTCATAGAGTTCTCCAGAAACAGAATTGAATATCATTCCTGGTTCTGCACCCTCAACATACTTACCATCACGTTTGTTAACTTCTGGTGAAAGTTGTCCTAGGATTTTTAGAAAAGGTAAGGCAAGATCTTCTTGACCTATTGCACCTAAACCTTTTGCTGCATCATCTTCAAACATATTTGCTGGAAGTGGTGCAGACTTTTTCTCTGTTACTTGGTTCATGTTTATTTACTCCTTGTTACTTTGGTTCGGTTTCCTGCGAACACGTTAAATAGATCAGAGGGCATTTCTTGTCCAGACTCAAGACGCTCTCTGACCAATGCTTTTAGAGTCATTGGTTCGACCTTAAGTTTCTGGACAGGTTCAAACCCTTGACCCTTTGCAAGGGTCGCATAACTGCTAGCCTTGTTATCTTCGTTACGACCAAAGGAAACTATGATCTCATTTTTAATAAGATCACCTAGGCCGTTTTCTCGAAGCCATGTGTAGGCTGCTTCTTTATTAGCTACTGTAATAGAAGCGCCATAAACTGGTTTAACTTCAACTGAAGAACCATCTGCTAGTTTCAATGTAGAGATATTCATCTCCTGCATCATGGTAGGTATAACCTCACCTGAAACTAGATCGATATGTCTTTTCAGTTCTTTTAATTCTTTTTCTTTTTTTTCAAGACTGTCCTCTAATTCTTTTAGTTTGACAACTTGATCTGATAATGATTTTGCATCATTTACTGAATCCAGATCTTCTCTTTGATCTGCTTCAAAGTTTATGTTACTCATCTATTTTTCCTTTCTCGTATAAATTAATTTTAATAGGATAGTATTGTCTTTCTTGTCTATCCCATTTGAGTAAATTGTATTTGCCGTTTGTAATATCAGATACAATAGAACATGCAACACCTATAATTGCAGGATCACCTGTTAACAATAAATAATCTTCAGGTTTAAAATCTTTTAAAAGTTTTCTTAATTTAAAAATTAATGGACCTGGAGAAAAAATTATTTGTGAAAGTTCTGGTAACAACGATACTACTTCACCGTATTTTCTAGCACCTACAATATTTATTTTAGGTGTTCCAGCTTTTGTACCAGGCACGTCTTGTACTAAATAAACTATTCTTTCTGACATTGACAAAAGATATAACATCGATTATATAGAAGTCAATACAGAAAGAAGAAAAATATTATGAATTATAAATTTAAAACTAAGCCGTACGAGCATCAGCTTAAAGCATTAGAAATGTCATGGGAGCGACCATACTTTGCATACTTTATGGAGATGGGTACTGGTAAATCTAAAGTGTTAATAGATAATATATCTATGCTTTACGACAATGGTAAAATTAATGGTGTTTTAATTATTGCACCAAAAGGTGTAGTAAAAAATTGGCACGAAGGTGAAATACCCACACACTTAGTAGACCACATAGAACATAAAAATATTTTATGGCAATCATTAATTAATGTAACACAACAAAGAAAGTTAGACACATTATTTGAAACAGGCGAAGACCTACACATATTAGTTATGAACGTAGAATCTTTGTCTACTAAAAAAGGTGTAGCCTTTGCAGAAAAGTTTTTAAATTCTCACAGGGCATTGATGGCTATTGATGAGTCTACTACAATAAAAAACCCAGAGGCTAAACGTACAAAAAATATTGTAACACTTGGTAAGCTTGCAACATACAGAAGAATACTTACAGGTTCTCCTGTAACTAAATCACCACTAGATTTATATAAACAATGTGAGTTTCTAGAAGATGAACTACTTGGTTTTAATTCTTACTATGCATTTAGAACTAGGTACGCTGTTATGAGAACAGCAAATTTCAGTGGTCGGTCTGTACAAATAGTAGTGGGTTATAGAAACCTAGATGAACTAGCTGACAAACTTAAAGAATTTTCTTATCGTGTACTAAAAGATGAATGTTTAGATTTACCTAAGAAAACGTTTATGAAACGAGAAGTGTTGTTAACACCAGAACAAAGTAAAGCATACCTGCAAATGCAGAAACTAGCTCATGCACAACTAGATGGTAAGATGATGTCTACAGCTACTGTATTGACTCAGTTAATGAGACTACAACAGATAACTTGTGGTCACTTTACAGCTGATGATGGTACAATAAAAGAAATGCCAAACAATAGAATTGGTGAGTTGCTAAATCTTTTAAACGAAGTAGAGGGCAAGGTTGTTATCTGGGCACAATTCCAAAGAGATGTACATAATATTATTGAAGTTTTATCTAAAGAATATGGAGATAGTTCTTATGTAGATTATTATGGACTAACACCACAGGAAGACAGACAGGATAATATTAAGAAGTTCCAGGACCCTGATTCCTCTGTCCGGTTCTTTGTAGGAACCACACAGACTGGTGGATATGGTATTACATTAACTTCTGCATCAACCATGATTTATTATTCTAATGGCTATGACCTAGAAAAAAGACAACAATCAGAGGCTAGAATAGATCGTATCGGTCAAGAAAAACCAATGACTTACATTGACATTATATGTGAGAATACTGTAGATACGCGAATAGTGAAAGCGCTACGTAAGAAAGTAGATATAGCTACACAGATAATGGGAGAGGATTTAAAAGAATGGATTTAAGACCAGGAGTTGTTATAAGATTTGGACTATGGATTAGTCTTGTTATGTGTATGCTATGGTATTTTTAAAGTATATCTTTTGCTTTACCTAAAATAGGTTTGTATTTAGTTTTATTTTCTTCTCTGTACGCATGTAGAAATTGTTTTCTTGGTGTGCCTTCTGTTACACTACAATGTATCCATCCCGAGTTAGGTTCTCCAGGAACATAGTACTCAACAATCAATTGATCCCATTCAAGCTCTCTATATATCCAATCTGCAAGCTCTGCATTGTCGACTCCAACACATTCGAAATCCGCCGCTTCCGCACGTGAGTGCTGGCTGTTGATCGAACTACCAATGGCTTGGCAAAGCTGAGGGGAACGGAACCCTGATGTAACTTTGACTCTACCGAAATGATCTCTTACGGGTTGCAATATTTTTTCACAAAGTGTTTTTAATTTTTCTATTTGTTCTGCGTTAGGGTTATTATTGATACCTTTACGTATCGCAGTGTCTGATTTAATTAACTCCTGAAGAGTGAAATTTCGTGTAAGTTCCATTTTTATTTTGTGATGTCTGAAAGTAAAATTAATAGCACGGCTCCCATACCGCCAACAATCCAATACTCTAATCTTTTAATTCGTTCTTGCATTTCTTTTATTTGCTCAAACGTTTGCTTTTGCATTATTCTGCAAAGCTTTTCATGAGATTCTATTTTTTGTAGTGCAGATTTTTTAACCATAATTATCCTCGTCCAAATAGTATTTCTAATTTTTGTTGTGTTGTCAAGTTAGAAAAAGACCCAGCAGCTCCAGGGTTATTAACAATATTTGCATCAATACTTGGTAAATTTAGTGTTGTTGGTGTTGCAGGTGTGTCTTGCATAATAGGTACTAATGGGTTTTCTATAAATGGAAATTCGGGTTCTAATAACGATGTTCTAGCTAACTGTTGTTGTATATTTCCAAGTGCAGTTAGTGCAGAAATTAATGGGTTAGGTTCTCCAATCTTTGCTGCGTTTTCTGCAAATGCTTGTTGTAATTCTGATGATATATTTATTGGTCTAAATATATTTTGTTCTATAGATCCAACTTCTACACCAGATAATCTATCTGTAGAGGTTCGTAATCCTGACTGTGTAATCCCTAAAGTTCTTGCTGCATCTAAATCTAATTTAAAATTTTTTCTTACACCAAACAAAGCTCTGTTTGCATTTAAATATGCATCTACAATTTCACTTGGATCAATTGGTCCACCACGTAAAGCTTCTCTAGTAAACAACTGTCTAGATTCCCTTACACCTCTTTGATAGTTTGCAACTTTAAATTTTAAAGTTCTATCTGGGTTGACCGCTACAGATCTAAAACCAAACAAACCTGCAAACTCATCACCAAATTCATATGTTTGTCCAAATTTATCTATCTTACCTTTTTGTAATACATCAACAGACTCAATAGATTGATCTAGTCTTTTTAATTGATTAAGTGAGAATGGCATTTGTGCTTCTACTAAGTGAGCCATAATTTTATAAGCTTTGTCTCCTGATGTATCTTGTGGGTTAAATACTTGGAAACCATCTCTAGTTCTACCACCTCTAGCTATAATATCTGTTACCGCTTCTGTCCAGATAGACTCTGATATAAATGGTTGTGCAAATTCTTTCATAGATCCAAACATACCTGCAATGAAATCATCCATCATACCATCTTCATCATTTCTACCATCAGCTACTTGGTTTAAAATAGTTTGAATAGGTCTAACTAAAGTATCGTACGCATTAGCATGACTAAAATCTACGTATTTAAAATTACCTTCTTCATCTTTTATTGGTAGTAGTGTTGAGTTTTTTGACCAGTCAGCTACATATCTTCTAAGAGCTTCTCTTTCTTCATCAGTTACATTATAGATTGCAGCAAATGCTTCTGCTGTTGCAGCCGGTACAGCTACTGTAGTTGCACCCATACCAAATAATCTAGTGTACCCTATCGATTGAAATGGTTTTACTTTTGTGCCATCTGGTAAAATTACTTCTTCATTTATTTCTTTAAGACCACGTCTTATAATATTAGTTCCTGTTCTAGCTATCTCTGCAGGGAATGATACAAAGTTACCAATAGGTAATTTTCTTAGACCTTTTACAAAGTCAGATACATAATCATAATTAGGTACATTATTTTTAATAATATCTGCTGCTTCTTTTTTTAAAAAGTTATCATCAAACACTTGTTCAATACCGTTCCTTGTAAACGATTGTCCTTTTGTTAAACCTACATTTGTAAGGTTTTTTTCTAACCTGGATTTTTCCATAGCCCACGATGCTATCTTCCAGAAGTCGTCCTCAGCTGTATACAAATCTTGTGATACTGATTTTAATTTAGACAGTGGTTTTAACAACATTCTAAATCCTTTATCTGCTGTCATTGTTTCACCAAAGTTTACATCTTCTAATAGTCTTGTTAGATCCCCTAGTCTTACGTTAGAGTTTACAACACCAAGCTCTAGTAGTTCTTCATACAACTCGTTTTGCATTCTTGTACCTTTAAGGGGTGTTTGTAATGCTTGATAAGCTTGTTTGATTGCTTCACCATCAGGTATGATACCATTTGCTGTTGCAAAGAAACTAGCACTAACAAAGTTTCTCATGTGTGTTACTGGTGATAAAATTGTTTTAGCTACCTGCGATAGACCTTTTGGATATAGAACTAAACTTTGATATAGCTGACCTAACATCCCTGGGTCCTGTTGCTGTAGCCCTGTGTCTTTTAACGCTTTTGCAACACCAGGTCTTGCAAAAAAAGATTGTTCTGAGAATGGATTGGTTGCACCCATAGCAACATTACCTTTATCTAATACCTCTTTCTTAACACCTTTACCTGCATCAATAGTTAATCTTTTAGCAGGATCAATAACTTCTACAGGTACAAAGTCTGTACCAAATAACTCCCTAGCTTCGTCTTCACTTTTAGCTAAGAAAGGTTTTACATTACTTTTTCCAGAACTAAATGCTTCGGCTACTTCATCGTTTTTATTTAAAAGATCTCTGTAAAACATATTACGTCTTGTAAGCATAGATAATTTTGCAGTAGCACCTATGATTGTTTGCATTGGGTTTCTTTGTTTACCAAACAATTCTTCAAATACTTCTTTATCTGCTTTTGATTTTAATTCACCAATAGATACTAGTGGTTGTTGTGTTCTTCTTTTCAACGTCTC